AGTTTGCAATTTCTCCAAAATAGTCACTATTAGTGATTGATTCAGAAACAGAACTCTTACGAAATGCTTGCTGAACCTTCTGACTGTAAATGACTGGGGAGAAATTACCGTTAGGTAGGTTTTGATAACCTGACGCTACTTTAAAGGCCATTTTGTATCTCCTATAATATATTTAAGGGCCAACAAACGATAACTCGACATCGTAAGGGCTGATGGGTATTATGGGTATCTTTGCCAAGGGCCATATCATCAGGTAGCCTGAGTTGAATTTCGTTTGGTAATTGTAGAGTAGAGAATATAAAATTCTGGTCTACACGAGTGTGTATTGCACTATACATACACAAAAATAATAATTTGTCAAGCAGTTAAACTCTTGCTGCTCCACTAACATCATATACAAATTTACCTGACTTGATAGCTTTGTGTATGATATCTTCATTTTTCTCATACTCTAATGCTGACATTTTTGCAACATCTGATTCTAATATAGTATCTGCATCAGATAAAGTACTGTCTATAGTAGTAGTTGAACCTTTAGTGGTTACAGCTTTAGCAGCATCTTTTGTAGAAGTTTTTTTCTTCTTTTTTGCTATTCCCATATCTGCTTTATAAAGGTCTATAGCTCTAGCTGCTGCTCTATGATCATCTTCATTTTCATATAAAGCTGCTTGTATATATTCAGGCTGTTCTTCTGCCCAAGCATGAAAATCTGGATTATCTCTAATTTCTTCAAAATCAGGATGTATTTGAAGTAATTTCATTTCAGCTCTTTCTCTTGATGTTAGTCTTTCTTTTTCAGATAAAGCGTTTAAACGGTCTTCTATGTCTTTGCTTTGTTCTGCAGCTTTTTTCATAGCTATAGTCTCAACAATTTTTGCAACATCTGGATATTCTTTTGCCCAAGTTTCAATTTCTTCATCTGTCTTAGGTAGTTTAATTTCTTTTTTAGTTGCTGCTGAAAGTTGTTCTTTCAGTTTTGTTATCTCTTTATCTTTATCCTCTGTAGTTTTTTGCATGTGTCTGCGTAAATCACCATATCTTTTTTTAAATGATTGTTCTTCAGCACCTTGAGGTTCTACTTCCTCTGTAATCTCCTCTGTTGAAGTTTCTTCTCTCGCTTTAAGAGCTTCTTCTGCAGCTAGTTCTTGTGCTGTAGGTTCTGTTCTTGCATAACGAGTTGGTTTCTTCATTATTGTGTCACCTGTTTTTTCGTCTTTTGTGACTTTGACTTCTTCATTAGTTTCTGACATAATTGTCTCCTTTAATGGGGCTACTCAGTTGCCTATTGCTAGGGGTTAGTAGGTAGCCATAAACTAGACATTACTGTCTAGGTTCAAGTAGTATTACTACTTAAATGCTTTCTTCTACAGTAGATGTAAATTTTACCGTTATACTATTTTTATTTTTAGGATCAACTACTGTAGATTTTCCTTGCCCTAATCCTTCAAGTGCTAAACCTGCTATATAAGATTGCACTGGATCGCTTGCTGCAAGCCTTGAATACAAATCTTTTATAGAAACAAATAATTTAACTGGTCCTTTTTCTGTTGTATATTGTATTTTAATTAATTTTTTATTTATTAAATCTTGATCTAACTCTTCTAGTTCTTCTGGTATTTTTACATCAAAAGAAGTTTCAGGAAGTATAGTTCCATCATAACTTTCAAAGGTTTTTCCTGCATTAGGATTTAAAAAATTATCTTTAAAATATTGTTCTAATTCTTGTTTTTCTTTTATAGAATTGTCGTAAACAGAAACTCTTTCTTCATAATCTTGTTCTGTTTTAGGTTGTCTAACTATTGTATCAGGTGTAGCAGTGGTTGCACTACGAGTACCCCTACCACTTTCTACATTCCCACTAGTTACATTCATGCCTGCAGTATTGTTACCGCTTAAAGGTTCTCCAGAATAACCTTCTCCTGAAGCTATCTGTCTACCTAAAAAAGATGCAGCACCTATAGGTCCAGTAAAAGCTCCTGCAAATTCTAATGCTTTTTTTCCAGTGTCTAAAAAAGGTGCAAAACTTGCTTTCTTTTTAAGAGACGGTTTATCATCTGATATTCCTCCTTCACTAAAAGCATTTATCATTTGTTGTTGTAAAGGTTTTGGACCAGAAGGTTCTTCATATATTTTGCCTGTAGCTCCTCCCCAAGGTGTGCCACCTTCTTGTAGTTCAGGAACATCATTTGTCATAGGCATAGAAAATATATCTACCCCTATAATATCTGCTCTTTCTTTTCCTCTGTCTCCAAAATATCTAGGATTTCTTACTCCTTTATTATAGTCTCCTATACCTATGTTGTATATTTGACCTATTACCTCATTGTCATTATGATCATGTCCAAAGTATTTTGCATACATTCTTACAATATTAATTGCTTTTGCTTGAGCATCTACAGCTACATCTATATCTTGTAAATCTTTCATTGTAAGATTCATTTTATAAACTCTGTTTATATCTTGTAACATACTAGCATCTATTTGGCTTAGACCTTCTGCTCCTGTTGAGCTAGTCTTACCTTCTTTAAGATCTGTTTCTATAGCTAATATAGTAGTTAAAAAATCAGCATTAACATTGTTTTCTTTAGAAGCATTTGTTATAGCTTCTGCTAATTTTTCTTTGTTTATATCTGTAGGATTTTTTGAATTTGCATACCATGTAGTAAGTTTATTTATATTATCTAAAGTATTATTATATGATCCTGTAACAACTATTTCTTCTATTTCAGGTGTTTCTTCTTTAGGTTCTTCTTTAGGCTGTTGTGATCCTGTACCTCCTTGCTCTACGCCACCTCTACTTGGTTCGTAGTTCATAGCATACTCTCTTCCACCACCACTGCCTCTAAACTCTCTAAAACCTCTACCTCCGCCTCCGCCTCCATCGGCTTTAACTTTTATTTCTTCTATGCCTATACCTGTAGCTGCTGTAGGTATGCCCCCTTCCATTAACTTTGCAAACGGATTTTCTTTTTTTTCTGCTCTTATTACTTTATTTTTTAATGTTACAGAACCTTTACCAAAAACACTTTCAATTAAAGGTATATATTCTTTTGTAGACATAGCTGTTTGATAGCCTTTATTAGTACTTCCTGCTGCTCCTTTTTTTTCATATACCGTAAAAAAAGCTTGCCCATTATTTTTTAAGGCATTATGTGCTTGTTGTACTACTTTTAATCTATTTACTTCTTCTGGTATCACATTTAAAGTGTTAAAAGAAACAACTTTATCTGCTCCTCCATCTTTAATACTATTAACTACAGATTTATTATGTACTGGAGACCTATTAAAAGGATCATAAACTTTTACTTCTACATTAGATTTAGCTAAATTTTTAACAGCATTATCAAATTTTCCACCACCTATATCTAATACAACATCTCCTTTTTTAAATACATTTTCTTTTTTTAAGATATTATACCCTTGAGGCAGTTTAGAAACATTTATAGAAGTGTCTGCCGAAGTTATTTTTTGATCAGGTATAGTCCATAAATTATCTACTTTTTTTGTTGTTTTACCTGCTAAAGAAGCTCCTACTTTACCTAATCCTGCTCCTCCTGCAGCTACTCCTAAAACTTCTGTAATTACTCCTACAGGATCATTTTTTAAAGATTCTTTTGCTTTTTCTAAAGAACCGTACCTATCTGCAAAATATTGTCCTGCAGCTCTTGCTACCTCTTCATTTTTTTGCTCTCCAGGTATAGCTAATTGCACTACGCCAGAACCTAATTGATATAAACTTTTAGCAGTATCTACTGGGTTCATAATCATATCTGCTGTTTCTTTTAGAAGTTTTTTACCACTAGGTACTACATTAGATAAAGTTTCTTGTAGATAACTTTTGTCCTCTACCATACCTCCTTCTCTCAAAGAAGCTACAAACTTATCTTTGTCTTTACTGCGTAGTGATTTTTGAAAAGCTGTGTTTACCATTATTTTTTAGGTTCTACTAAACCTTCTGGCATTGGGTTTTCTTGGGTGCTAACTATTTGACCATTAGCTTGCATTTCATCTAAACCTGCAAGTGCAGCCTTTCTCATTTTTTCATATTGAGCTAATCCATGAAATCTAACTACATTAGCAGGCACTACAAGTTCTCCTTCAGATAATAATACTAATTGATCATCTGCTACTTCTTCTGCTGTAGCTCCTGGTGGTGCTACTTCAATACCTAAACTTTTAGCTTCTTCTGCCATTTGTGGTGACACTTCATCTTGAGCTGATGGGGGTGGTGGCATACCTCCTAATGGTAAACCTACATTACCTTCTTGGGCAGTTCTATACGATAAAGCTGTTCCGCCTAATTTCATAAATTTTGGACCAACAGAAACTTTTTTTGAGTCTGTGTTGTTAGCACTTACTAAATCTACAAAAGGTTGACTAGGGCTTAACTTCTGTGTAACTTTATTAAATTGAGGATTTATTCCTCCTTTACCTGGAATTTTTACTTTTGGGTCGTTTCTAACAGTATTAGTAAGAATTCTTGGTTTTCCTTTTTTATTATCTTTTAACATTATTTTCTCTCCTTAGCTGATTGTTGAGCTTCTTCTCGTAATGTCAACAATCGTTGAAGCTCTATTATTGCACCTTGTAATATATGTATTTTACAATGGTCTGTCTCTCTATACAGATTTCTTGTTAAAGAATCTATTCTTTCATTAGCATATTGAGTGAGAGCCTCATTATGCTTAGGGTCATTTACACAAGGTAAAAGTTTTTTAGCCGTGTCTTTTATCATTGTAGACCTTTAGGAAATACTGGAGATTGTCCAGAAAATTCTGGCATCTCAGGTTGAACAGGTGTAGCAGCACCTATGTTAGCGTTTCCTGTTCCTGTCACATTACCTGCAGGAACTCCTCCACCTTCAGGAGCTTTTGGCTGTTGTTCTTGAGGAGCTTGTTGTGCAGGTCCTTGAGGCATCATGCCTGCTGCTTTCATAACCTCTGCTTGCCTAACTGCTTCTCTTTCATCATTTACAAATTTTTCAGCATCAAGATCGAATGCATGTGCTATCTCTCTTAGTATAACTGGAAATTTTATAAATGGTGCTAATGTTGGAGAACTTCCAATTTGCATAAGCTGAATGAGTCTTTGACTTCTTACTTCGTTTCGCATCAAACTTTCAGTTCCCCTTGCTTTTACCTCTATGTCTCCTTTTATCTCTTCATCATAATCAAATTGTTGGTTGAATGCATAAAAGGCTTCACCTAGAGGTTGTAGCAAATAGTCATCTATATTTTTAATAACTGATTTAATAGAAAGCTGCGCAGCTCCCATTAACATAGATATTCCTGCTGCAGTTCTACCTGTTCCTGTGACTCCTGTTTGACCATGAGAAAAGGATGGTATACCTGTCGCTTCATCGGAGAGCACTCTGGCTTTATCAAACATTTGCATATTTTGATTAGATACATTTGGGTAGCTTGTCGCAAATAATGCTTGTCCAGGTGCTCCTCCTTGTCTTCTAAATATTTTGCCAGGATATAATTCAAGATCTTGTCCTGGCACAAGATTTGTTTCGTCTATCTCGAAAATTAAATTCCCTGCTAGTACAGCATTGTCTACTGCCATACGCATAAATCCATTCATTAATTGTTGTGTGTCTGACATATTTTCTGCTAGACCTACACCATAAAAATTATATGGGTTTAGCTCATAAGGAGCAGCAAAATAAGGAATCCTATTAGGAACGAAAGGGTTAATCGCCAATCTAAGGATTTTACCATTTCCCACCCAAGCGTTAATTTGGACAGTATCAAGGTCTTCATATTCGTCAGGGATGTCAAGACCTGCATCTTCTGCAAGTTCTCTGTCAATATTTCCCCAATACTCGAAAACTTCAAACCTATCCACGCTATAACTTTTTGAATCTTCATCTTCAACTTGTGTCTCCCACCATTTACGGACATAATTAGTGCCCATCTCTATACACTCATCAATAGCTTCACTATCGAAGAATGGTCGCTTTTTTAAACCCCTTAAATCAGAATTTGAAAGTTTATGTCTTTGAACTACATATTCTGCTTGCTCCATATTCTTAGCGTCTGGATCAGGGTAAAAATTCCAGACAGAAACAAACTCAAGTTTAGGCATAGTAACCATTTTAGGATTATATACTACTTTACCTTCTTCATTTTCTTCCCACATAGGGTATTCTTTATCTACAGCAAAAGGTCCTTTTAATACTCCTGTACCAAATAAAGCCATCTCAAAAGCTGCAGATCGTAAATGTTTAGATGCAGAAGATTCTTCTAACTGATCTAAAATTCTTTTTTCCATTTTTTTAGCACCTATATCAGCAGGATGAAATGTTATTGCTGTAGGAACTAAACCAGGTCCTTCTTTTAATTCTAGACCTAGTGCTTTTTTAGCTGCTTCACCTATTCTGTCTCCTAAAGATTTGGCAGTATCTCCAGGTTGTAATTCATTTCCATCTCCAGGAAATCCATAAGGAGATTGCATTTCTGGTGCAGATTTTTCATTAGGATCAAAATGCACAGACTCTGCTACTCCTTCAGGTTCTCTAGTAGAAGATATACCTATTGGAAATCTTTGTCCTGCAAATAAAACATCTGTTATTTGACCATATGCAGCCATCACTTTAGTTTTAGTTACTTTAATAAATACTTGGCTTTTTTCACTTTCAGTAAATTGATTGTCACTACCATAAAGACCCCTGTAATTTCTATACGAGGTTATCCATCTTTTTTCTTGGTCGTATCTAGCATCTTCTGAACGCCCATAAGCAGATTGTACATAAGAAGCTAGTGTGTGTCCCTCACCGTCTGCTAATGCTTCTTCTAAATTAATATCTTCTTCAGCCATATTTTATCCTTTTAGTATCCAAACGATTGATCGAATGGTTGCCATCTTTTAGGTTGATGTTCTGGGTTATAATCAAACACTGACCTCGGCACTGGTCTTGACATGATACCATAACGCAATGCGTCATAGCCATGATCGTAATCTATTTTTGTATTGACATCTTCTGGGTTATTTTTATCTAAAGGTATTTGAGGTAACTCTGATATTAATTTTGTACAATTATTAAAAAACTCTATACCTGCTTCTCCCATTTCTTCGTCAATTCTTAAAAGCCTGTGCAGTTCATTTTTACCTGCTATGCGGCTTCCTTTGGACCTATCGGATGGTCTCCATCGACATCCTCTTTGGACCATTGTTTCTGCAATACTTGGTCCTGTTTGTCCTCGTTGTTGCCAACAGGATGAGTCAAGGACTCCGTATGCGATATTTTCATTCCCTGCTTTATGCTCAATATCGAGGATGATATCTGCGAGCTCTTCAGCAGTTTTTTTACGAACATAAAGTTCTCTATATACTGTGATCTTACCATCAGGTCTAGCAGCCATCCACAAAACAACAGACCAACTACTATACCCATAATCACAAGACCGAAATTTTCTCCATGACCTTGGAATGTCATAGGGTTGAACCACATGCTTGTCTCTGGAAAATTCATTAAATGCAGCTCCTTCTGCTATATCCCAAGACCCTTCCAAAAGTTGTTTTCTTTGCACTTCTGGTAAAGATAATAAATTTGCTTCATACTCACCTGACTCTGCTAAAAAAGGATTGTCCGTTAGCTTTGCAGGTATAAACCTTCTTTTAAACAATGACTGTCCTGCTTTTTCGTGCCCTTTTGGATATTTAAGAACACTACCTGATTCAATATCAGTAGCATCGAAAGCCTCATTATACGGAGAAGGATTAATAAACATTTTCTTAACCCATATATGACCAGGACCTCCTGGATTGCTTGTAGCTCTCATAAATATAGGCAGGTTAGGATCAGTTGTTCTAAGCCTTGACCTTAAATAATCCCAAGCGTATGGAGTAGGATATTGAGTTAACTCATCTACGCCTATCCAAGTAAACGCTTGTCCTTGATATCTCAACACATCTTTATCTTGTTCAAGATATGTCATCCAAATTCTTGCACCTGAAGGAAAAGTCCATAATGCTTTTCTCTCACTCCAATGTGCCCCTTTAAATGCTTTGGGGTACATTTCTTGGCTTTTATGTACTAACTCTCTTAATTCATCGTTTGTTCTACGAATAATTAAAGCGGAGTGATTTGGGTTGTCACAATATCTTAAAACATCTGCCAACAGAGCATATGATTTACCTCCGCCTGCAGCACCCCCATATAATACTTCTCTTTCACTAGAAGCCAAAAACTCTGTTTGAGGTCCAGAGTTAGGCTTAAAAATTATAGGTTGTTCTTCACGAACTTCTTCTTCTACAGTTTTTAATTTCTTTTCAGCGTGCTTTAGTTGGCGTTTAGCTACTTGTGTTGCTTTCTTTGCGTTTGTAAGTTTCTGCTTCTGCAACGAGATCTTCTTGCGTTTCCTTTGCTGCCTTGGCTTTGGCTTGTCTCCATCTAATACTAGCTGCTTTACTTCTTTTGTCACTTAATTCCTTTTTTGCCATTTTATATAGAGCTACATGTGATATCTTTCTACCTGTCTTAGCTGATAACCACTTTGCTACTTCTCTATAACTTGATCCTTTTAAATACTCTTTTGCTTTTTCTAAATATGCTACTTCTAATGGTACTTCTTCTAATAAATCTGTAGAGCCTTCTACTAATTTCCATCCATATGGTATCGTAGATGAAAGTCGTCTTTTATATATCGTTTGTTCCTTCGTCTGTTCCATCATCATCACCATTCTTTCTAGGCAATAGAAAAATTCCTTGTGGGGCTTTTACTTCAACTTTATCTGTTTTACTTACACCTATTCTATCTAATACATCTTTTGCTGCTGCTAATTTATCTCTATTGCCCATTTCTACTGGCTCATCTATAACACCTACAATAGCCATAGCTGCTTTTGGTGCATTAGCTGCTAAAAAATTTTTAGATGCTGAGATAATTTCATCCTCACATCCTTTTAGCACATCACTTATAGAGGTATTTTTAGAATATTCAGCCATATCCATAGCTGTTCTGTAGTTGCCTTGAGCTTCTCCGAATAAAGCTTTTATAAATATTGTTTGTTTGGGAGTCAAGTTATCCTCCTATTACTATTTGTTCTACGACAGTTGTAACTGTCAAATCATCCGCAGCTCCTGCTGTAGCACTTATAATATCCCCTGCCTCAAGACCTATAAGAATATCATTTAACCACAGATACCCATTTGCTGCTATGCTTGTTGCCCCAGTTAATGCGAAATGCGTTGTAGATGAGGCATCATAAAATTCTAATTTTAATGTTGCAGGATTAGATGCGTCAACATTTCCTGCTATAATTTGTCTTACTATAGACCGATGGTTGGAGGGTACTGTATATATAGTAGTTCTATTTGTAGATGATAAAGCTACAGATGATGTTACTAGTAACCCTCCTTGCATCATTAACTCACTAAACCACTAAAAATAAGTAGTACAAGTAGACCTACTCCGATACCTATACCAATATTTTTATTTTTGGTAGAAGTTTCTACTAATTCTTTTTTAGGTTCAATAGCTTTAACTTTTTTAGCTGCTTTAGTTAATTTACTTTTAGTAGCTAATGTTTTACCTGCTTGTGCCATAATTGACTCCATAATAGCCTCGTACTCTCTATTTCTTTTTGTCTGATACAACAGCAATTCCAAATACACATTTTTTACCTTTAGGTGATATAACTTTACCTTTTTTAGCTCTAGTAACATTGTTTTTTGGATTACCTTTAAACTGCATATCTTACTCTGATTTTTGTTCTTTAGTTTTAATAGTTATATCTAAATCTTTTCCTTTAGGGGCAGATGCAGTCAAAGATATTTGTGATGCTGCACATCCTGTAAGGACAAAACCGATAATCGCTATTGTTAGTAGTTTTTTCATGTTTATCTCCGTTTTTTACCTGCTCGTTTATTACGAGGAAATGATCTATTAGCTGTACGAGATTTTACTCTCAAGTTGCTTTTTTTATTATTTCTAGGATTTCCATCCTTATGATCTATATCCTTTTTATCTCCCTTTTTAACAACACCTTTCTTTAAAGCTCTGTTTCTAGCTGTATTACGAGCAGCTCTTCTTTTCTTTTGCGTAGGCTTAGAGTGATAATTTTTATACTCACCTTTATAGTTTCGTGCCATTCTAATCCTTATACAAATTATTAAAAGTTACATCTGGATCAGTATAACTTTCATGTTCTTCACTACTGTGAATCCATTGACTAGGTTTAAAATCAGGAGCACCTTCTCCTGTAACCCATAATGCAGGATTAGTAACTCTAACTCTATTATTAGGCAGAGCTACAATATTACCTTTCCATTGTCCTTCTGTCAAGTATAATACATGACTTTGTTTATGTTGGTCTGGACTATCTGCTATTTCATCCTCTGTATAATCTACAGTAAAAATATATTTAGCTAAATAGAACTCACCATCTATTTTAGCATACCAAGGAGAAGAAGATGTTCTATCTAGAACTACTACTGAATGCTCTCTTGACATACAATCCCAAGGTTGACACAAATGGTTTTCCATTCTTTCTGGCCATTCATCTAGTGGCATATCTGCTACTAAACCTTGTATTGGCATTCTAGCCCACATTGCACCTCCATGTACATTAGGTACATCTTCTTCTTCTAATTGTGTTTCACATCCTGTAAACACAACTTGAAAAGATAAAGATCTGTCTGGTATACAATTAACTGCAATTGCTAGACCGTGTATAAATTCACCATGATAATCTTCATGGTTAGCTGTAAACTCTTTTCGTACCCATACTTTAAAGTAAGGTACATTCGATATAAGACTGGGCATTAACTATCCTTTTTTAGTTTTCTTTCCGCCTCTCTTTTTTCCTTTAGCCATTTTGACTCCGCCTCGTCTCATTTTTGTAAGCTTAGTACCACCTTTAGCCATTTTTCTCATTGTAGCTTTAGTACCACCTTTAGCCATTTTTCTAAGTTTCATTCCACCCTTAGCCATTTTTTTAATTTTAGTACCGCCTTTAGCCATTTTTTTAATTTTAGTACCGCCTTTAGCCATTTTCGTAGCTCTAGTACCGCCTTTAGCTTTTTTAGTAAGTGTGCCACCTTTTTTCATGTAGCCCATTTTATTTCTAACAGTTCTAGGTAATGCTCTAAGACCTTTACCTGCTTTACCTGAAGGTGCTCTCTTCATTTCTTTCTCCTTTTTCTAGTCGTTTTCTTTTTGACTATGGTTTTAACATTAGTGGGTTTACCACCAACTCCTTGTGCTTTTGATCTTTTTCTTTTTACCGCACTTTTAATTTGTCCCTTTGACATGCTTCTAGCTTTTGATCTAGGCACACACTTAGGATACTTTCTTTTACTTTTGCTCGCAGACTTTCTGCCACACGCTTGATACTTACCTTTTTTCTTGGGTGCTCCTATGTCTACCCAGTCCCCTTTAGGACCTTTGCCAAACCATGCTGTTAATCCTCCAGTTGGTTTAGCCATTATCTATAACCACCACCACGCTTTTTATATGTACGAACTAGCCATCCATTTGCGTAAGCTGACGGATATACTTTAAACTTTCTTTTCGCTTCTGCTTTTACTCTTGCATACAAAGCAGGATTAGTAGGCTTAGCACCTTTTTTCTTAGTTGTTTTCTTTTTCTTTTTAGCTGCCATTAGTTGTACCTACGCAGTAAATGTTCTACACCTCTGTAAGAACCTCGCCTATAACTAACTTTTGTTCTTGTTCTGTCAATTCTGTATTCAGTACCTCTGTATTTCTTTTGAAGACCTTTTCTTATGTCAACTAGAGGATATTTAATAGTTTTTAAATTTGTTTTATGTATTCTTTCCATTAGCATTTCCACCTTCTTCTAGCTTGTCTAATACGAGAGTTTGGATTGTTTCTTGTTTTTGCCGAACTTCTCTTCAGTTGTCCTAATGATCTTGCACAATAAGACTTCCTTCTTTTTGCCGCCTTACTACCTTTTTTAACTTTGCCAGTAACGGCTGTCTTTAGTTTAGAACCAGGATTAGCTTTACGATACGCAGCTACCCCCTTCTTTGTCATACCTGCTCCAGACTTAGTAGGTCTATAGTTTGCCCCTTTGCCTTTTGTAGTTCTAGGTATATTTTTAGCTTTTTTTCTTGCCATTTAATCCTCGTTTACTGTACCACCATATGAAAGCAGTACTTAGTGGCAGCACCGCTACAAACATAGCAACATCTCTTTGCATAAAGTAGTGTAGGGAGCTATAAATAAAAAACACTCCTACAATACA